TCTTGACTATTCTCAAATTGATAAACCTTTCCTGATCCTGGTACTTTTCTAGCAATAAGTTTACCACCATATAAATCACCCATATGTCTTACATAAATATGAGCTAAAATCTGATCGCCTTTTTTACCATAGTACAAATTAAAAATATGTTCACGATAAGCATTTGTACTAGGAAAAATTTCATCGCTAGTTAATACTTTATATCCAAGTTCATAAATATCTTCTTTAATGGCATCCGTTCTTTTAATAGAACGCATATCATGAAATAATCCAACCATTTCACCATAGTATTCAATATCACGATAAACATGATACATTTGTTGTAAATACATGGCATGTTGTTCTTTAGACAATTCACCATTCATCATCATTTGTACAAATATATGACTTTCTATCGCTCTATGTTTTTCGTTTGTATGTTCTCTTAAAATACTCATTGTTTTACCTTTAAAATTTTTTAGTGATCAATTTCCATACTTTATTATAGTATTTCTGGAAACAAACAATCCTGTACAAAAACTTTTACATCTGATTCACTTAACCCTAAACTAACCATTACTTTAGGTGTATGTGGGTTTTGTTTCTGATTTTGTGCGTAATAATTTTGATGATCTTTGGTACTAGTTACTGTATTATTAGTTTCATCTATGACATTCAGATAATGATCTAGATGTTTTCTAGACATAACTAATATTTGTTCTAATTCTATAGGATCACTTACATTACCAGCGGCAATCATATGTTTAGTAAATATACGTTGTGCCCACTCAGGTAATGGACGTGGCTTATTCCATTCTAATTTACTAGATTCGTTAGTAAACCAATCTATTAGCGGATGTTCTGCATCTCCGGCTGGACTAAAATCATGAAAACATCCTGTAATTTTATTTTTACCTGCGACTACATCAAATCCAAAGATAGGAGCAGGATTATGTAAATGTGGGAAAACACAACAATGCATCATCCACAATCCTTTAGAGTCTCTGGCATCTACAACGTCAATGTGTGCTCTACGATATCTACTACTTGCCCAAACTTTATTAATCCAACCTGGTTGATTAAAACGATGCATTCCAGGTTCTTCAATTATACTACCAGTAGCATAAAACTGACTTTCAAAGTATTGTTCTACTTTAATTAGTGTATCCCAAACATTACTCATTATTTTATCTCAAAAAATTGTTTAATCATTGCCTGAGCAATTTCTATACTTGGTCTAACGTTATTAAATCGTTTATCATCAAGTATCTCGCAACATTTCTTAGCCACTTGTTCGCCAAAGAATTCTACTTCCAACATTGTATTTTGACTTGGTGGAGAAATGTATAAACCACAATCATCTGCTATTTTCTTAAATTCCGATTTCATTATTTAATTCCTGTTTATTCAATTTACCATCATAGATAGAATTCATCCATTTGGCATATTGCTCAACCTGATCACCGATTTTTGTCAGTTCATATTTTGCAACAAATTTCATAAGATGCATACCAACACCAGTTTTAGGAACCACTCTCAATTGATCATGAATACATTGATCAACTGCATCTTTTACTTCTTGTGGTTGTGCCGTTAAATCACATAATGTTACATTACGAGCATAATCATCTAACACACGATGTTCAACACCATTATGATCAACCCAACGTTGTAACATTACATTGTTCCAATTGAATCCTTTGCGCTCTCTATCTTGATAAGCGTCAATTAATCCAACTGTTTTTTTAGTGCCTTTAGTTCTAATTCCAGGATATGCACTGAATACATTATCGCTAGTATCACCACGCATACATTTTTCAAACAACAAGTATTGTGGGGCTTCTAGTTTTTTATGTTCTTTTGTTTTTTTGTCTTTAACTTCACGACCACGATCATCATAATATCCTTCAAGAGTAATTAAATGACCAGCCATACTATTATATTGTTTTACATTTGGAGCGATAAGTTGAGCAAAATCACCATCACTACTAATAATGAAATGTTCATCTTCAGTATGAAGTTGTACAAATCTGGCAATGATATCATCAGCCTCAGCCGTAGGACAACGTAATACTGATACGTTTGTTTTTTCGTCTAGAAATTTTGTGAATACATCATAAGTATCCCAGAACATTTGATCCTGTTCAACTTCTTTTTCTGTTAGTGCTGCACGTTTGACTGCACGATTAGCTTTATAAGGAGTATAAAAATCCTTACGCCATGATCTACCTTCTAGTGCAAAGATCACATGACATGGTTCTGAACCAATGAAACGTCTGACAATACTTTGTACACCGCTTAAGGTAAGATGTAATGCCATACCAATCTTTTCCCAATCATCACTATGTTTACTTGCAAAGTGACGGCTTTTGAAAAACAGATTGGCAGTGTCTATGAGAATATATTTCATTGTGATCTTTATTTAGCTTATAATATACGTATATTATACTATAATTAAGCGTTTATGTCAATAAAATATGGATGGATTGATCTAGATCAACTAATTTCTGAACGGCCGTTACCTATATCAGTACGGCGGATATTTCGTAATTCTTCTTTTAATTGGTCAGTTTCCCGATTAATTGGATCGGCAATATTTTGTTCATATACTTCAAGTGCTATATTTCTACAAACTGTTTGAAACCAACGATCAACGATTACATCTTCACTTTCGCCTGGTTTTTGTTGATAACCGGCGCGTGCCAAATTGGCGGCAAATTTACTATTCCAATCTAGTTCAAAACTACCACTATTGATATTATCTGGATCAATATCCATTTTAAGTACACTGATATATGGTTCACCTGCGGCTGTTGCTCGTTCTTTTTCACTAAGTACAACTTTCGGTTCTTTTGGTTTACGAGGTTTGCGTGGCTTTTTAACCACTTCTGGTATTGGTTCTACAATTGGTTCTACAATTGGTTCTTGTTTAACAAATATTTTCTTTAGTGATTCAAACATATTTTTCCTATTTCTTTAATAACCAGATTAAATGTTCATGCTCATGATGCCAAATATATTGAACCATGGGAACTCCTGGATCAAGATATGTGACAATCCCACGATATGCCATTTTTAACCATATGATTCTGTTACTTAAATGACAACGATGAGGTAACCAAGCAAATGTTCTTGTCCATTCCGCTCTAGAGTAAAATAATTTATTACCAATCAAAATCATATTATCTAGTGGCATAGTATATTTATAATATTCAATTTCATCCAATTAATTTCCCCAACGTAGGGCAAATATCAACATTGATTGTTCGTCTTTAAAATAAAGATATGTTCTGACTTTCTCATCCATGTCACGTAATATAACACCTTGTTCATTCATCCAAACTTTATATCTAGAATAAAGTTCGGAATGATCATCATAAGGATTCCGATGAGTACTAAGATACCAATTAGAAGCATTATCTAAGAATGGACTAATTGGTAAATGAAGTTCAGAATCTGTCATTTAATCTGTTACGAAAATAAAAATATCTGATCATTACTATCTCTACGAGCGATTCTTGACTTTGTATAATTTGGACGAATTGTCATATCTATCACATTGCCAACAGGCAATTTTTTATAAATAGTCTTATGTTGCATACATACCTCAGCTTCGATCCATTCCACCTTAGTTTTTAAAGTATCTTCTGAATCAGTTTTAATAAATTTATCTCTAAATTTTAGATTCCATATACCAACATTAATGTTATTTCTATCAAGAACATCTTCTGGATAAATTCCATTATTTATTTGTTTTATTAATTTTTTACGAAAACCACTACCATGTTCGCTTTCAATCTGCTTATCCCAGTTATCCAAATTAGCCATTTGTCTAACAATTCTTTCACCACACGATCTAGTAGTTTCTGCTGGGGAACTAGAACCAATATAAGGAATAGCTATATGATGAGTACATGGATCTTGAGCATACGGGACATAACACATGGCATAAGCAAAATTTCTAGCATCATAATTACTCATGACAGCATAAATATCACCAGCACTAATTAAATTACGACATTTAATTATAAAATCTGGTTTATAAAAATCAATATCATCAAACATTTTAATCATTTTTAATTCTCCTATATAATTCAAATGAAGCTAAGTTTTTACCTTTACTCTCACACATAATATCAAAGTTATCATTGAAAGATAATGCCCAATCATTTACGGCATTATTCCAATAAAAATCACTATGAGCACGTAATTTTTGTTTGTTGATTTTATTCTCAACTAACTTATCACGATTAGGTAAAGTGTTGATACAATGATCTATGAGAACATCTTCACGACTGACTGAATAATGACAAGTAGGGCGCATACCACGCCAACTGTCCACCACACGCATAACACGATCATCGTTCGGATTGATGTATGCATTTGAGTGTATCCAATTATGGTGTATATCAAGCACAATAGGAACGATATCGCTAATAGTAAGGCAGTCATCTAACCCCCATGAATTTTCTTCGTTTTCAATAGTGATACAGTTACGGGCTTCTGGTGACAGTTTACCCAATACGTCACGGATACCTTGCGGTCCACGTTTACCGCTGATGTGTACGTTAATTTTGAAGTCTTGGAAACTTTTTCCGTAGCCCATCCATCTAGCCATGTCCGCATGATATTCAAATTCCTTTATTGAGTTTTCTACAATGTTGTCGTTAGCACTGGCTAACACAGTAAACTGACCAGGATGCATAGACAACCTGGTACCACTACGGCGAGCACTATCACCGATCTTACTAAAGTGTTTTTCGCAGTATGAAATAACATCATTCCGCTTCCAAAAATCCCTATAATTAACATGAGTATAAACGGGAAGTATATCACTTGACAAGCGTACCATACGTAATTGTTCATCTAATTTTCCTACTTTTTCTACAAGTTTACGTGTTGCCTCAATGTTACTTACCATCAAATCCCACAGTTTTTCTTCTGCAACAATTTTATTTTGACGATCAAGCCATGCAATTGTTGTTGTACCAGTTGTATATTTTCTAG